TTACCAGCAAATATTCTATTTGTTAGTGGTGACTGCATTATTCTAATCATTCGCCTTGCTCCTTTAGTTTTTCAATCTTCTTATCTTCGATAATCCTAGCAGCATTCATTTTGCGCTGCATAACGGCGTGTTGATGTTCTCTTGTTCGCGTATCATTACGAATTTTGATAAGTCTCAAAGCAACTTCTTCTGGTGATAATTCAATCATTGTTTCTATCCTCAATTGATGTCAAGTATTCCTGATAATGCTCACAAGCAATGTCTGTAGGCGTTTTTTTTACTTCATGTGAGTCAAAATTAATATCAAACGCCATTTCTAAAAACAGCGTTTCGTTTTCTTCCATAAAGTTTTTAAAAGAAATTGGTATCATTTTACAGACTCCAGATTTAAAAGTTTATCATTAGCAACTTCAAGCAATGCAGCTAAATCGGCCTCAAGCACCATCAAAACAGTGTCGTTGTGTTCATGTCCTTCAATGATTGCTATCGTGTCAGATATTGAATGAAACAGGCTTTCAACTAATAATAAAAGCTCTGACACTTTGTAATTACACAACCTGTTATCGCATTGCAGTTGTGCAATTTTATTACGCAATTGGCGCGGGGTGGTAGGTGATGGTATCTTCATTGTAATCTCCAAAAGTGAAGCCCCGTAGGGGTTATGCTCTTACAGGTTTTTCAATGTCAGAAATACTGACTTTGATTAACGGTGCGCCATACGTTACACATTCTAAGATTGCAACAGACTCACCGAGAATGTTTTTAATTGCAACTACTTCAAATGTAGCGTTAAGCCCTGACACTGTACCTTTTAACTTTTTGCCTATTAATGCTTTCATTTTAATTCCTTGGGTTGTTTTGCTTCAGTACCGATACCTTATTACATACAAATTAAGCTGTAAAGCTTTTTTAAAAGGATTGTTTATAAAAGCATCTCTTGGCACGATTCGCTTTTTTCCTTTTCATCCTTTAACACTCTGCACCAATGGCTTATATGCGGTTGGAAGCCTAAAGCGTATAAATGCAAATCATTATTAAGTATCGCCATTGCGACCGCCTTGTAACTAGGAACGCGCATTGATTTCATTAATCCGCTTGGCACTTCATCTGGTATTCCATTAGAGTAGCATCTGCCCTCCCAAACCTTCTCGTAGCTCTGCACTCTCGATATACATGTTTTCCCATGATGATATTGCTCTGATTGCTTCCTTATTTGCCAAATATTGTTGCTCATGATTTAAACCCTTCCAAGCTTGTCTTGTTATGTCCTCTGGTATATTTAAAGCCAAAGCGACTGCAGCATGACCTATCCATGCCTTTCTGTTCATATAGTAGTCTGTCAGTGCGTTCTCGCAACTAATAGGCCATTCATTGATTACTCGAGTCATGTAAAACCCATAAAGCTTATGGCTACCTGTAAAGTCCATAGCTACAAGTGTTGATTTTTTCCTGTCTGGGATTGATCCCCACATGTTGTGGGAAACCTCCTCCCAGCTCTCGTATAGATGCCAGACTCTATTAAACTTCTTCATCGTCTTCTATTGACCATGAATCTGAAAAATCCTTGTTCTGAAATAATGATGCCAAACCAGTTATTTGCTTAAGCCTTAAAAGCTCATCAGCACTCATACCTATATGTTGGCATATCCATCTATCACCCTTACCCATTTCAACAAGCTCTGAGACTATGGTGCTCATTAGTTCAATGTTGTGCGATCCCCTAGCTCGGTTATGTCGAATTGTCGATGCCATTCTGTCGTGCATTTCTTTATCAAGAACAACGCAAGGCAAAACGCCGCCTTCACGCTCTAAGATACGCTTTGAATTTTTAAGAGTTAGAAACCTGTGGAATCCGTCTATAACTACATACTTATCATTTTCTTTATCGTAAACGGTCACTACTGGCTGCGTGTATCCATCTTCCCATATGGAAGTTTCAAGCAATGCCATTTCAGGTGGCGCAACACTGTTAGGGTTGTAGTCATTCGCCGTTACCTTTTCAATTGGTACTGGTATTACGTTGTAAACTGGTGATTTATAAGTCATGTTAGTTGCTCCCATCTGTTGAATATGAACCATCTTCTCTGTGAACTTCTCTTGAAACAAGTGGAGGATTCCACCCGCAAATCAAAACGGTTTCTTCCATTGCCTGAAAATAATGAGGTTCGTTTTTGTCAAGAATATAAGTATCACCTGGTCTTATCCAATACTCGTTACCGCTTATAGTACATGTCAGTATTGCCAGGCCTTTTATGCAATAACAAGCCTCTTGGTGATGCTTGTAATGCTGAAATACCTTTCCGGCTTCTGGCATTATTGTTGTTCTTGTGAGGCCGAACCCCATACCGTCACGCGCCAATAATATTCTATGACTAACCCCAGCATGAAACTCAACGACTCTTTCTTTTTCCAAATTTTTATAGTTAACAATTTTCATTTTTTATCCCCTAATACTTTGTATTTTTCCATTATTGAACGCTGTCTTTTTGCTTGTGTATGGGTTGGTTGTAACCCCATATATTTGCATGTGTGATCGTTTTTTAGGATGGTTATTGCAAAACGCTTCCAGCTTGTAACGTTGCTATTATTCTTTTTCATTCCATCAACATGGTCTGGTGGCACTGGTATTCTAACCCTTAATAAACGTCCAGACCCATGAGGGGTCACTCCATTTATATTGAACCTAACTCCATTCCTTGAAAGCTCGCTTATTGTTTCATTGTCTAGGCCACGCCCCACTCTTGCCCAATATTTTATAGATTGAACGAAGCGAATTTTAAAATTTTCAGCGGACTCCATTGGTAGCGTATCGAGCAAAAACTTAACGAATGATTTCCATGTATGTCCTTTAGGTAAGCTAACGCTCTTGTAATCAAGTTGCTTTCCATATGTAGCCACAAAGTTAGCGCCTTGAACCCTAGCGCAAAGCCTAGCCCATATATGTGGGTTTATAACTCGATAAAGACTAAGACTTCCCTTTGCTTCACTCATGAATGGAGATGCAACACGCATTGAGTGTAGCGGTATGCCAGCCTTATAAAAAATATCGTAAAGCTCATTGTAGTTCCATTCAAACTTGTCATTAGCTATCCAGACATCCTCTGTTTTCCAATCGTAAACAGGATAAACATTATAGGTATGCGCGGTATTCTTTTTTGTCCAAGGCTTGCCGTCAACCATTTGCTTTCTTTCGTTCATTATCGCCCTGAATCTGTTTAGGCTTTCCTGGGTTCTAATTCCTATCATGTTGGCGCATGATTTACCTTGGCTGTACCATTCTGCAAACATGTCCCAGAAATGATCGTATTGCATATCTTCTTCGAATAAATCACCGAACGGATGATTGTCGATATTAACAATGTAGTCATCTTCAAACATAGGGCGGATCCATCTATGCTTATCCCTTTCACCCCAGCATTGCCAATCCATGTGGTAAGCGGAAACAGTGCAAGGCAATGTGATTGGCAAGCAGCACCAATATATATCTAAAACGTCACGATTATCTCGCATCATTTCGTGCATAAATTTGATTGATTCATCATAGTTTGCTTCATTGTCCATGATTTGAATACCAAGCTTCCTACCATTAATTACATCGGGGTTTTCCTTCATGTATTTAATAGTTAGATTCAACATCACGCCAGAATCTTTTCCTCCTGAAAATGAAAGGTAAACCCTTTCAAAGTTCTTCCATGTGAAATCAATGCGCTCGTATGCGGCATCAAAAACATTCTTATTTTTATCCCATACTCTTTTCATTTTTTCTTCCTTACTAATTAAACTTGAGATTAAAATAATTCATTTAAAACATTATGTAAAGACTTTTTTAAAAGGTTTTAAATATTATTTTAGCCATGTGTGAAACATCATCATAAAAAGCGGGTTGATCTTCTTTTACCATTTCCAATGCTTGCGCCCTACCTGCTCTTGTCGCGTGACTTGCAACGCAATGAGCAAGATTGTATACGGACACTCTTAACCATGCTTGAACGTCACTGTGTGCGTCATTTGCAGACAGTTTACCCGCTAACACCTGTTCGAGTTGTTTGTTTATTTCTTCCATTGTTCTAGTGCCTCCAGTGCTGCTTTGTAACCTAGGGCAACACATACAAAAGCGCCGTTGTTTTTACAGTTTTCAAGATATTCTATTTGATTTGGTTGCCATTTTGACATTGTGTGATCTTGTCGTTTCAGTTCACAAACAAAAGTGGGGTTGCCGGGGATTATGATGTCACTAGCGCCTGCTGTCATACCTTCGGCTTTTTGTTTTTGTGTCTGCTGTATTGAGCGTTTACCTTCATTGCGTGGGTGAATTGCTATTGCACCTAGCTTTGGGTATTCACGACGAAGCACATTAAAAAACGTTATTTGCTCTGACGACTCAGGCGGACACTTTTTATTTCTATATGTTTTATCACCGTAAACTTTAAGCCAGCTGTTGAATTTCATCTTCGCCCCTGTTGTAGTTAAACACCCTATAAAATTTGCTGGATCTGTCTTTCTCGCTTGTTATCGTTTTTGGCATAATACCTTCAAAATCGTCTATTTTATCCATAAATAATTGCGGTGATTCAATGTAGTGACCAAACACAGCACCACAAAATAACTCCCAAATTCGCATATTGCGTGAGTTTTTGCTGGGCGAATGCCAAACGGGGAACGTTGCAAACTCGGTCGTATAGTCAACACGAACAGATTCATTGCCAGCTTTGCTTGTCCATAATTGACAGCGCCATGCAATCACTTTGTCAGTGCTAACTGTATACGGATCGGATTTCATACGCTTAAAATCTAATATCAACTTTTCGTTTGGATCAATTAATTCACCTTTGCACTTTTCACAATATCGGGCTGCAATATCATTTTTATGATCACATTCTAAACACTGTTTAAATGACCATCTGTAGTTACATCGTTCGGCATTACCTTTGATTAATTCTTGCCCGTAACACCTGCGACCGTGATGCGCTGGCGTTGGTTTTTCATCTATTAATATATGATTACCTTCCAAGTCTACAAAATACCCGTTAGCGTCATGATCAAAGCGTTCTGGGTTGTCTCTACCTTTGAAGGTATTTTTAATGTTACAATCTGGACAAACTGCATCCATATCAAACGATTCACTGACTTTGTACCTTGCCTCAATTTTAGGGTTAAACAAGTCACCATCAGGGCAGTGGTTTTCGATGTTTCCGGCATAGTCCAGAACCAAGCAATCATTTTTACCGGCGCATAGGCGCAAACCTCGGCCGATTATTTGCTGCATTAGACCAACTGAGTCGGTAGAGCGAAGTAGTGCAACAACGTCAACATGCTCGGCATCAAAACCAGTGGTTAGCACTGAGACGTTTACTAGGTATTTATATTTGCGAGCTTTGAAGTCCTCTATTATTCGTTCGCGTTCTTTGCTGCCAGTTTTACCAGTGACTAGCTTGCTATTTTCAGGCGGTAGGCTTGCAAGGGCTTCTTGTGCGTGTTGGATTGTGGCGCAGAATATCATCACACCATTTCTGTTTTGCGCTATGTCTACTACCTCAGAGATGATCATGCTGGTTTTGCGTCCTTGGCCTTCAAACGCTTGTTCATATTCGGCGGCAGTGTGGTTGATGATGCCTGTTGTGTCGTAAACTTGCGCGTGAACGGGTTCAGCATGTGGCTTTGTTAGGAATCCCATTTCAATTAATTCACTGGCAGTTATTTTGTAAACAAGCGTATTGAAATAAGGATCTTTTGTTTGAAAATCTGGCAGTGGTTCACCTTGTTCATTGTATTGATATATATAACCATCACCCAATCTGTACGGTGTCGCGGTAAGCCCTATGACACGTATTTTTTTATTCTTGGCTCGCATTTCTTCAATAATTTGTTTTACAGTTGGCGTGATACCGTGTGCTTCATCTATGACTATTGCAGCAAAGTTGTTACCAAACTTTTCTATTGAATTTAAAACGGTACGAGGTGAGCCAAACACAACATCATGTGTTAAAGACTTGCTAACACTGGCGCAATAAATTGATGCCGGGTTGCCAGTTGCTAAGTATTTTTTGTGGTTTTGCGTGATCAACTCTTTGGACGGAGCAAGACACAATACCTTTTTGCTACTGTTTGTGTGAATCCATTCTGCTATCGCGGCGATTATGTGGGATTTACCTGCACCTGTCGCGGCTTCAATCAGGCATGGTTCAAAGCATTTTTTTATGTATGTGATGGCGGCATCAAAAGCCGCCTGTTGATATGGGCGGAGCATTATTTTACCAGCCAGTATGATGTTGATTTGCCTCGATACGGTTCTAGGTCAGCACCAGGTAACAGGTCTTTAATTGCTTTTGCATATGAAACAGAGCCTTTTTTCTCAACTGGTGATACTAGCAAACCGCTAATGTTGCATTTATTACCGTCTGCTAATGCTATCAAATCATTTTTTGCAGTTTCAACAGCTTGCTTGGCCAATTCTAAATGTGCTTTTGCGGTGTTGTATGCTGTTGCTAGTTTGTCAGCTTTTACGCTTTTAACGAGTGGCGCTAAATGTTTGTCAGGACTTTTGCATTCAATTAAAAATTGATCATGAAACGCTTTTAACTTGGGTATATTTACATCAATCCAATCTTGATCCAGTTCATATTCTTCAAGATTATCAGCGTAAGGCGACCATTGATAAAAATAGCATTTTGTGCGCTGACTGCAATACATTTCAATTTGTGTTTGTGCGTAATAATGCGGTTGATCAAGTGCTGATTTAAAATATGGATCAACATCGTGACGCTTTCCGAATGGGCATTTTATTTCTATTACTGCATCATCATTTATGAACCCATCTGGTGACGCACCCAACCAATCATGATCAACATGTACAATAAATCCAACTTCTTCGACATTGAAACCAGTTGTCATTTCTAAATCTTTAGTAGCATTTGGCTCATTTGTCACGCCGTATTCTGTCGCA